ATTCTACGGCCCCGGCCAAGGCCCGCTTGGCGGCGATGCGCTTCGGCGTGATTACCAGAGCGACCCACGTCGCCGAATGGAACAACAGCTTATGGCGCAGGGCAGCAGCACAGCCCCCGTCCAGAGTCCGCTGGAGGGTATTGCACGAGCGTTGCAAGGCGTCGCCGGCGGGTACTTCGCAGGGCGGGACTGGCGCAAGCTGGAGGCAGAGGAAGCCGCGCAGTCCGCAGAGGTGAACGCTATTCTTCGTGGCCTACAGCCCACGCCCATTCCTCCCCCGGCACCCATTCCTGACCCAGGCGGTGGCGATTACGAGGCCGCGAACTTCGTTGATGGCCTCTACCCACCGACCCACACGGGTGGCGGATACGCTGGCGCAATTGCGGCTGGGGAGGGTATGACATCACCGCGCGCACAGAACATGCTTCAAACACTGAGGATAAACCAGGAGCAGCAGCGGCAGGCTGACGTTAGGGCAGAACAAGAGCGGCGCCGAGCGTTGGTGGCGCTCACCGGGCAGCGAAGATATGCCGAGGGCCAGGCGGCCACCAAACATGATCGTGATATTGCTATTGCGGAAATGGAACGCCGACTGAGGGTCGGTGACCAAACTGATCTGGTTAATCTAACCGCCCGGCACGCTCAGTTACGCGCCGCCGCAAAGCCGTATGTTGATGCAGGCATTCCGGTTCCCCAGTGGGTGCTGGATCAGTCCCGGGCTCCGCAGCCCCCCCCTGCGGATGTAACCGCTACGCCGCCCCCTGCGCCTTTGACGCTAATGGAGGCTCGTGCCAGAAATGCGGCCCACCTTACAGAAGCAAGGGCGCGAGGGACAGCTATGGGCAAGGCCCAGGTTGATCTCCCAACGGTCGAACACAACGCGAAATGGATGCTTGTCGCACTTGACGCTGTTCTGGCTCCTAAAATGGTTGACGGAAAGCCTGTTCTCGGTCCTGACGGGTTCTACACAGCAGGCGTGGAACACCCTGGCTTGGCCCATATGGTGGGCCGGAAAGGGTGGGGCGGCCTTACTGATTACATTCCGTTCGTCGGGCCGATCGGGGCGACAGACGCGGCGAATTTTGAAGCCAAACTAAAACAGGTGACGGGAAAGCAGTTTTTGCAGGCGTTTGAAACCCTCAAAGGCGGCGGGCAGATTACGGAAACCGAAGGCGAGAAGGCCACTCAGGCGCTAGCGAACCTCTCCACTTCTCAGACTGAAAAACAATTCAAACATGCACTTTTGCAGTTCCGCTTTGAGGTTGGAGAACTGGTAAATCTGGCCCGCTCAAGGGCCGGGATAGAAAGGGATGCGGTTGGCGATGGCGATGCTTCGGAAACATCAGATGACCCATTGGGCATCCGATAATGGCGTCGCTGGCTGAAATTAGGCAGAAATACCCCCAATATTCCGACATGTCGGATCAGGCGCTGGCGGATGCGCTGTATTCTAAATCGTACAGCGATATGCCGCGTGCAGATTTTGATGCATCTATCGGTATGGTGCCCACCCCGGCAACCTTTGCCAAGGTCGCCCAAGACGATGTGGAGAACCTGACGGATTTCGAGGGCCTTGTGCGCAGCTTGCCGCGTTCGCGCACCCAAGGCCCGCTGGCACTCACCGCGGAGGCGTTCAAAGCGGGGGGCGTTGAGGTTGGTGAAAAAGGACCGGAAGGCGGTGTCGCCGGCCCGCAGGCAGCGCAAGGCCCAGAGGTGGAGATTTTAAGCAAGTCTCCAAGTCTATTCCGAGGCGTTACTGACGCACTGGCACGGGGGCTCACGGGGGGTCTCACCGACGTGGTGGCTGCGTCGGGCGCGGCGACCGGGCGGGTGCTTCGGGACGTCGTTACGGGCGAAGACGGCCGGTCGTGGGGTGAGTCATACAGTGACCGCCTGGGAGAAATACGACAGGATGAGAGGGCATTCGCGCGGGCCAATCCCTATGTCGGCGGGACGGCTGAAATGTCGGGGATGCTTTTCAACCCAGTTTTGACCAAAGCCGGGCAATATATTGCCGGTGGCGGGACAATGGCGAGTCGTATCGGGCGCGGTGCTTTGACGGGCGGGCCTATTATGGGCGTGTACGGAGCATCCACGGCGGAGCCGGGAGAGCAGATAAAGGGCGGGTTAGTTGGAACCGGCATAGGCTTGGGTGCGGGAGCATTAAGCATTCCCGTTCTGGAGGGTGTGATAGGTTTCACCCGTTTCGGGTTGCAGAAAATTGCAGACAAACTAGGCGGAAACATCACCCGCGCGGGCCAACACATTTCCGAAATAATCAAGGAAATGGGCGGTGGTGATTTGCAGGCCGGGATTGCGATTGTAAAAAGGCGTCTATCACAGTTTGGCGAGGAGTCCGTCATAGCTGACGTTTTGGGCGAACGGGGCGTTAACAAGGCCAGCGGCGCGGCATTGATTCCAGGACGGCCACGGGATGTCGCAGACGCCTTTGTGACGGCCCGGCAGCAGGGCAGGCCCGGTCGGTTGCATGCTGCGGCTGACGAAATCGCGCCGGGTGACTTTTACCCGCAACTTGAATCTATAACAAAAGCACAACGGGCCAACGCGAAGCCTTTATACGATGAGGCTTTCGCGCCCGTGTCGGATGCGAAAGGCCGAGTCTATGCCCAATGGGACGACCGCTTGGAGGAGTTACTCCAAAGCCCCGACATCAAAAAGGCAATGGCAGTTGGAATCGACAACGAGAGGCGCCTTGCGTTAGCGCAGGGTCGAGAATTTTCATTTGAAGAATATGCAGTTAAGGGGTTCAATGAAGCAGGGGAGTTGATTTTTGCCGGAACGCCAAATCTGCGTTCAATGGACGCCGCCAAGCGTGGTCTGGATTCTCTTATCAATAAGTACAGAGACCCGACAACGGGCAAGATAAATTGGGATGCGGACCCCGCGTTGCGCGGGCTTGACGAATTGCGGAAGGCACTTATTGGTAAACTCGACGAAATCACAACAGTTAACGGGCGCTCGGCTTATGCCTTGGCACGGAGGGCGTGGGCTGGCCCGGCGCTGGAAAAAGATGCGATGTGGCAAGGGCGTAGGTTTCTAAGGGGTGACGAGGAAGTATCCAAGGCCGCGTTTGACAAGCTATCTCCTGGAAACCAAGAGATGTTTTTGCTTGGCGTTCGTCGTGAAGTCACCAAGATGATTAACACGGACATACAAACCGCCGTGAATAAGTTTGCCGATAAAAAAGCAGACCTTTGGATTCGTTTTAAGAACCTTCTACCAGAAGATAAATTCAAGGCGTTCAAGTCTTCGATTGGGAGAGAGATCAAAAAGGCCGAAAATGAGGCCATAATCAATCCGAAGTACGGGTCGCCAACAGAGAAAAACAGACAGAATGTTGCGGACCTTGCACGGGTTCCAAGTATTGTGTTGGACACATTGGAATCCGCGCGGGGCGGCACCACTGGTATGATCGGCGCGTTGATGCGGGGAGGCATTAACCGCTTGAGGCAACCCAGCCGTAAGGTCGCCAATGATATGGTTGATATGCTTCTGGAAATGGACCCGGCAAAGCAGGCAGAGATTATCGACTCTATAGGGCGGCGGACTATAGTTGATAACTATATGAAGTTACTGTCTCCCGACTCTGCCCGGAAAATGGCCGGTGTTCTGGCTACTCGTGCGCCAAGCATGGGCCAAGCAACTGGCCGAGATACGACACCGCGCCCATCGATGCAAGAAACTTTAGGAGCAAGGTAATGGCCAGAGACGGTTCAGGCACATATACGAATCCGCATCCGGACTTCGTCGCGGGGACGGTGATCTCATCGACGGAGGTTGATGCGAACAATTCAGACATCGCCACGGCGCTGACGCAATCCATAGCGGTTGATGGGCAAACGACCGTCACGGCCAACCTGCCGATGGCGACGTATAAATTCACTGGCCTTGGCGCCGGAAGCGCGGCGACGGACAGCGCCAACTTAGGCCAGGTCCAGGCTGGTTCGTATATCTGGTGCGGAACTATGGCCGGGGGTGCTGACGCAGGAACTTTAAGCCCCGCTCCGGCAATAACAGCATATGCGGCGGGTCAGCGGTTCGCCTGGAAAGCATCGACCAGCGCCAACACGGGCGCCATGACAGTCGCCATATCTGGACTGACCACCATTGCTGTTCAGAACGACCGCGCAGCTCTAGCTGCCGGCGACCATGCTGCGTCCGATATTTACATGGGCATCCTGGATACCGCTTCTACCATCCAGATTATGAAGGTTGCTAGCGTTGCTGGCGCTGTTTTGGGGCCGGCATCTGCGACTGATAACGCTGTAGCTCGTTTCGATACGACAACGGGTAAGTTAATACAGAATAGTGGCGTGCTGATAACTGATACTAATGAGGTCACCGCTACGGGATTCACTGGGACGCTGGACGGCGTGTTAGGCGGGGGCACCCCTGCTGCGGCGAGCATAACAACCCTAACTTTGACTAACGACTTGACCGTAGCCAACGGCGGCACGGGTGCCAGCACATTTACGGCAAACAATGTCCTTCTTGGTAATGGCACTTCAGCGTTGCAGGTTGTAGCTCCCTCAACTTCTGGGAATGTCCTCACTAGTGATGGGAGTACTTGGGCATCAGAGGCTGCTGCTGGAGGAGGAGAGTTAGCTAACCATACAGTTTACACAAACAGTACAAGAACCACGATTTCCAACTCCAACTCTGGGACGTTGTGGACGGTTTCATTTAACAAGCTGGCTGCTGGCACTGATCTGCTAATCACAGGTGTCCTTTACGGTTACGGGAATGGTGGTTCTGGAACTACATGTGCAACTTTGAAATATGGTTCTGGAACAGAAATCCACGGCGGTTTTGCTTTGAGTCAGAAAGCCGCCTCCGACTGGACTTTTGGTCACGCTGTAGCTGGACACATCACAGGTCACACGACAACGGGCGCACAGAACTTAGTGATTGGGTGGGATTACGCTAGTGGCACGAGCGACAGGCCATTATCGGTGCTTAATCCAACAAGTGCGGATAAGGCTGCTATATCTACAATGGTATCGCAACTGCAAATTATTGAGGTGACAACATGATAGACGCTTACATAATCAATGTCCTCTCACAGTTTGGTTGTGAGGGCGTATTCCACGGTGATGAGCCAACCAGTAAGGCGCAGATTACTACAGCGTGGTTAGATGAAACCGTTGATGGCAAGCCTAGACACGTTCTTACCGCAGGTACGATGCCTAGCATAACGGCCCTACGAGACGCATGGGAAGCCACACAACTGACCGCCGCCGTCGGTGTTGAGATAGCTAGGCTGGAACAATTAGTAACTCCCAGCCGCCTAGCTGATGCCGCGTTAGGTGACACTGCGTGGCTACAGGCTAATCGCGATCTGATCGCCGCCCAGCGTCTGCTGTTGTGATAGCAAATCGTGGGCCGACTTTCCCCTTGGTAATAGCGAGTTGAGATATGCGCCGTCCTTTCTGACCGCCCGGCTTGGCCGGGCTCTGACATCAGTCGCCTTCATGGCGGCTTTTTTTATGCAGGTTTCGTCGCCGGCACATGGGGAGATTATAGGCGACGGCCGACCCGTTTCAGTCGCCTGGTGCGAAACGGAAATAGGTTTCGCCCTCTTGGTCGCACAGTTGAGAGTGGCAATGTCGGACGCGCCGCCAGGCTGCCATTCAAATCATTTTACCCCCGCATTTCCAACACCTCAAATGATGACAAAAGCAGTACTTGTGGCTGGGCCATATGCGGATTTTGAGGGGGACACTTTCGCGGTGTTCAGAATTGAGAGGCGAGGCATTACTTTCTTTCCCTTTATCTGGTGGGCACCGGGCTTTTCACCGCTTGGGGTAAAGGCATGAACGGACTGGTGAAGAAACTGGCACTCTGGGCCGTTATTTTCTCGGTGGGCGGCGGGTTTATCGGCGGCATGGAATATGTCGGCTGGCCGCCCTATGCCAGCGCGTCCGATCTGGAAAAGACAGACAGTCAACTCGCGGGCACTTCGCTGGCCGTCCTTTATCTCGAACTGGACAATCTGCTGCGCTGGGTTAACCAGCACAGAAGAAAAGGCGACATCGTGCCGTTCGACCTGAAGCGGCGAGTGCAGGACGTGTGCGTGCGAATCGAACAATCGGGCGGCGCCACGCCGAGTGCGTGCAAGATAGGATGACCGTCTTCGACTCCGCGCTGTCGATCGTTCTTGCCCACGAAGGCGGGCTGGTGGACGACCCGCACGATCCCGGCGGCATTACTAACTTTGGCATCTCGATCAGGTTCGCCGGGTCGGTGAACCTCGACGTTGACGGCGACGGCCGCACCACCGGCGCGGATATCCGCGCCCTGACCAGGGAGCAGGCGTCCGGGCTCTATAAAGAGCACTTCTGGACGCCGCTGCGCTGCGCCGAAATGCCCCCCGGCGTCGCGCTGATGGTGTTCGACGGCGGAGTGAATCAAGGCCGTACAGCTATGGCTAAACGGCTACAGCGGGCCGTGGGGGCGGCAGACGACGGCGTGATAGGCCCGAAGACGTTGGCGGCGCTGGACCGTCACCACAACGACTATGCGGGGCTGATTAACGAGGTGGCTGCCCGCCGCGGCCGCCGCTACGCCCAGACCCGAAATTTCGACCGCTACGGCCTCGGCTGGATGCGGCGGCTGATGGCCGTGCATGGCAAGGCGCTCTCGCTTCAGCCACCTTAATCGGAGAATCAATATGAAAAAAACCCTGATAACCGTCGCCGTGGCGGGCGTTGCCGCTATTGCCGGCGGGCTGCTGCTCGGCCTCGATCCGGTAGAGACGTTCAAGTTCATCGCGGGCATGTTCGTTGCGTAAGTTCGAAGGGGTCATGTTCCCTGACGCCCTGGACTTGCGTTACGCTTTCGGTCATGGCGGCGACTGGGAACTGTTGCAGGACTTCCGCGTGTTCTGGACCGACGATGGCAAGGAATACCAGTACAAGGCGGCAGCCGGGCTGATAACCGACATGGCGTCTATTCCGGGCTGGGCCCAGTCGATAATTAATAAGGAAGGAGATTCGGCCAAGGCCAGCATTATTCACGATCATATTTACGAAACGCAACCCGCCGACTGGGCGCGCAAAGGGGCAGACCAGCTTTTGTATGCCGGGTTAAGGGCAACCGGGATGGGCTGGTTCAAGGCAAAGGCCATGTATTACGCGGTTAGAATCGGAGGGCAAATAGTATGGGACACTTGAAATGGTGGCCGCTCGCCGCCTTCATTGCTCTCGCCGGCTGCACCGACGCTTCGAGAGCAATTGTAAATCAAGCCGTGGAGAGCGTTAAGCGGGCGGAGGACACCAAGGCCCGGCTGGCCCTACAAGCTCCCTGCGCCGTCACCGTGGGCGCTTATAACCGTCTTGCCGACGCCACCCGGCAGCGGGCCGTTATGGCGTTATGCGGCGGCCGCAGCGAGCGCCCGGCGACGGTCGAGGATTTGCAGCGCTTTCTCGACACGCCACGATAGCTTTCCCGCACCGTTCTCTCTAGGCCACCGTCCGTTCGAGCTTGCAGACGACGCGCGGACGCGCATCACGCCATGCAATCAATTCATCCTCGTACCAACCGACTGCATGGTCGCCTATGGCGACGGCAGCCGGGAAGTCGTCATTTGGATCGCTGGATTTACGGTACAGTTCGGATTTACCGGTGCCGGTAAGTTCCCGGGAGCGTTTGGCCCGAACGATCCGGCGCTCAGCGGGAGAAGGGAGGTTGGTCATACGCTAAATCTCCAATATTTGCTCCACAGCGGAGCGGGTGTATTGGGAATATAGGGACCCAAGGCACTAATAACATTAAAGAAATATGTTCTTTTATGGGGGGGGGATCTCCCCCTCCTCGTTGTTCACGCTATGCCTTCCCCCGACTTAACGCCGGCTCCGAAAGGGGCCGGTTTTTTTATGCGGCGATTTTGGCGGCGTCGGATTGGTCGGGAAGCGTAATCGGCTGTCGTTGGCATCTAAGGGACGCGACCGCGCCGAAGAACAAACCGTGGCTAAAGTCCACGGATTCTCCACACTCTATTGCGGGTGTTTTTGCTCCGTTCCGTCCCATTTTTCCATTTTGGGCGGCAGGCAAAAGAGGCGCTAAAGCGCTAGATTTCTGCGGGTTTGGAGTGGTGCCGCCGGGAGGAATCGAACCTCCGGCCCCGCCCTTACCAACGACGTGATGGGTTTCAAAAACTCGCATATTTCCGCCGTTTTTATCCAATTTTTTTATCAGTCCACGGATTTTCCACCAAAACCGGCAACAGGTCCGCGCGCCTGCTCTCTTCGGAAACGACGACGTGGGTGTATCTCTCGACGCTTTTTATGTCCCGCCAGCGCCCGGTCGCCATTAATCCCTGCAAGTCGCTTTTGCTGTACTGGCGCATCCATGTCGCCCATGTATGACAGGCGGCGTGGGGCGTCCACCAGTCGGGGAAGTCGTGTTCTTTGCGTAACGGTGTCCAGTCGCGGTAGACCTGCCAGCGATCCTCGTAGCCGAAGACCCGCTCACCGCGCTTAAGGGTGACATCGCGCAGTTCCGCCAAGACTGGTGCCGGCAGATAGACAGCGCGGCCCTCGCCGTTCTTGGACCGGCCTATGTAGGCCAGCGATTGCGCCGGTATGATGTGGTCGCCGAGCAGGTTGCATGTCTCAGTAACCCGGCAGCCGGTGTGCAACAGGAATACCGACAGTCGGCGCAGCTTGGCCGGGGCGAGGCTGATCCATTCAGTCGCTTCTCCAGGTTCCAGCCATACCGATTTCGCCGTCGGCTGCTTCGGGCGCTTGATGCGGAAATCAAACCCGGCGCCTTTGAGCACAGCCGACATCGGCGAATGAATACAGCGGTTGATTGTGGCATTTATGGCGTTGGGCTTGGCGGAGATGCCGGGCGGATAAATCTCCGCCGCACATTCATCGATATCTTTCTGCTTTATTACCGCACAGTCCATGGTTTGAAAATACGCGACCAATGGCTTTAGATACCGGCGCTCGCCGCCGCTGCGGATATACGCCATCACGGCATCTGCGAAGGTTGCCCCGCCGGGCGCAAACTCACCACGTTCGATTGACGCTTCGAGCCGTTTGAGTTCCTGGCGGGCGACGGCTCGTTTAGAAGTGCCTGCACTTCGGTTAACAGGGACTTTGAGGTACGTGCCGCGGATGTACCAGCTCGGCGTTTTGCCTTTGCGGGGCGGGACGAGTTTAAGCGGCATTTCAATTCCCCCTGTATGGCTCTTGCCTGCTTATCATCAAACAATAGCTTGCCACATCCCGCAACAAAACCAAGTTTAGATGCGAGCGCTTTGATTGTGCGCACACTGACCCGCGAGGCGTCGGCCACGTCTGCCGCCGAATAAAGCCGCTCAACCATCCACCTTCTCCCGCTCCCGCTTCTCAAACCCCCGCGACTGCATTTTCATGCCCGTGGGCCAGTAGCTTTTGCGCTTCGGCTTGTTCTGGCCGGTGATGCGGCGAATCATGCCGCGGGCGCCGGCGTCGGCTCTCGTCTTGACCTTGTGATCGGCCGGGTCGAGCGGCTGAATATTCTCGTCGTCGTCGGTGCCGCCAAGGGCTAGTTGCACGGCATGGTCATAATCGGGCGGCTTGCCTGTTGCGAGCATGTGAACCTTGCCGCCCTCAAGGCATAGCGGCTTACCCTGCGGTGTTTGCCAGTTCCAGGCTTCGGCGCTGCGGCGCTTTCTGGCTGCGTGCATGGACTTGCGGGCGGTCATTAGGCGACCATCGCTAAAACTTCGTTCTGCAAATCTTCGCGTTCCATCCCCGGAATTAACCGGGTGCAGATTATGTCCACGCATTTCTTATAGAAATCGTTGAACTCGTCTTGCGACATAGACGCGAAGGAAATTGACTGCGGCTCGTAAAGCACCGTGCCGTCGTCGCGCATTAATTCCCGGCAATGGCCGGTGGCTATTTTCAGGCGGAACACGAGCTCGTCGGTATCTCTAACCGCATCGGTATTGTTCGCTACCAGATTGCACATGGCGAAGAACAGGCGATGGTGCTGGATATTCCGGGGCCGGGTGATTTTCACCTTGACCGCATCGCCCATCTTTATATCGCCCAGCGTGTTCTCCCCGGCCTCGTCGGTCGGGAATAATCCAGCCATGCCCTTGCGCATGACGATATCGGTCATTCGGCGGCGGCCTGCAAATCGGCAATCATGGCAGCCAGTTCGCCTTCAAATTCCAGCACCGCCGATTCCAGTTCGGCGATCCGGTCAACGTCGCGGTCAACACGCCGGATAAACAGGCGCATATTTTCCGGCATCCGCGGATCGAAGGAAACGAAGTCGCACCACGCCCGGCCCGTGCAGGCCATTTGCCATTGCATTTGGGTGTCGTATTTTCCGGGCACTTTGCCGGCGAGCAGGGTGTCTATATGGGTCGCGGTGTTGGGCGCCTTGATCTCGATCAACCCGTCGTCGCCCACCAATCCATCCGGCGATGCGCCACTAGTCTCAATCGTCGGATGGATAACGAAGCCAACCTGCTGCACATCAACATCGACGAAGAACTCGTAAGCGGCACGCGCCTGTGGCTCGGTATCAGTTCCCCAAACCATCGCAGCGTTCGTAAACCCCTGCGCTGTCACGCCAGTCAGGCGTTCGGCGACCAACTCGGCCATGTAGTTTTTGCGGCCGGCGCCCCAACCAGACTTGGTTTTGGTCATTAAGTCGGCAACGCGCGAGGCAGTAATTTTCCCGCACCGCATTGCCAGCCAAGCATCGCTTCCCTGTTCCAGTTTTTCGGCCATCGAGACTACGGTCATTGCGCACCCGCCTTTGCTTTCTTCTTTTCGAGCATGGCCTTGGCTTCCTCGAACCGTGAGGCGGGCAGGTCATCAACTGACGTGACCCCCATGTACGCCAGGAAGCGCTTTGTATTGGCCTGCGCGTCGTCCATGAGTTGCAGGATTTCAGCTTTCTGCTCGGCGCTTATAGGCTCGCCAGCGCCGGCGCCGTTGCCGTCGTCGTCCTGTTCGCGTGAGGCCAAGCCAAGCACCGCGGAGAGCGTGTAGCGCTCCAGATAGCTAACCGTGCTGCCGACCGCCTGGATCGGGTTCTTGCTGCCGCTGGCGTCCGGCGCGGCGGATAGCGACGTTGATTCCCGGTGCCCGCCAACATGCGTAAGAACGCACGTCACGGTGATCGTGCTGCCGTCCTGTTTCGTTTCCCATGAATGGGATAGTTCGTGCTTGGCCATAAGCTCGCGCACCTGTTCGAGCGTTTCGGCCAGCCCGGCGTACTTCGTGTTATGGCCGCTGCGCGTCTTGGCAATTGTCGGCGCGCCCTTCTGGAATGCGGCCTTGGCGACCACGAACGCCTTGCGCGCCTCGTTGGCTTCCCAACGTTCCTGCAAATCCATAAGTTTCGACAACTTGTCCAGATCAGCGCCTTGCTCGACGGCGGTCTGGAGCATTTGCATCGGCGTGATAGCCACTGCCGCGCCATTCGTTTCGATCTTGGCTACTTCTCCCATTTCTTCTTCTCCTGGTAGTGGTCTGCTTTCTGGATGATCGCCAAAGAACGGATCGGTTGGGTCTGGTGCGACCAGTCTCATTCTCGCGCCCCCATCCTTGCGCGGGCATCATCATAAGATTTGGAGAGTATTTCCTGGGCGCGACTGACTAGCACCTGTCGCTCTTTGCGCGTCTCGGCTTTACGGCCCGCGATGCCTACGTACCAATGCAGCAACCCAAGGCTTGCCCCGGCGAGCGCCCGGTTGACTTCAAGCCATTCCTCGCTCGAAAGCGCGTATGTTTCGGGGCGGTCGGTCATCCAAGCCGCCTCGGTTTCTCGGCGTGGTACATATGCACGGCCAACATTTTCTGAAATGTCGTCGGCTCTTTTCTTCGAAATATCCAGTTGAGAAATCTAGTCATGCGACAAACCTCGCGTAGTGAATTGCCACCATCACTGCGCAAAAAGCAGCGATTATTAAGTCGGCGCGGGTGATGGTCATGCCGCGCCGGTCGTTTTTTGCAGAACCTGTTCGCCGTAGGCCTCGGCCGTTTCCCACTCGCACATGGCCTGGTCGATTTGTCGGCGGGTGTAATGCAGATTGACCCGCGCGTCGTCCAGCGCCCCGGCGTCGGTCATGTCCGCGCTTGTCAGATGACCGGCATA